ATACAAATTTTAATCATTCACAAGCAAAAACGCCAATTCGTTATGAATCAGCGTTTTAAGTTTTCTAGTGTGAAAGATGAAAGGGCATTTGTCAAAGTTGAAAGGCGTTATTTGTCGAATTCCGCCGAAAATTCTACATGTATTTTAGATTTTGGATTTTTGTTCGATACGGTTATGGTTTGTTTCGGTTTTCCGATCCGGAAGAATAAAAAACGCTTTTGCTTGACCGATCCGATCACGTCGATCGTGTCGATACTGCTAGATTTTATAATTGTGGTGTCCGGTTTAGACTCAACTTGTATATCATTCCACCCGTCGAAATAGTGGGCTAACCGGTTTTCTTTGTCCCCGTCCCGGTATTCTGTCTTAACCACGGTGTCCACCTTGGTAACTGTCTCGGCGCGCGTCGCGTTCTTAAGCTCCCTGATCTTTATTCCCGCCTCGTGTACCTTATTATATAGATCGGCATTATATAGTTCTAGCTCATCCTTCTCTAGCTTTAACTGCCGGGCCTGTTCCGCATAATCGCCTGCCGTAGTCTTGAACGCTACGGCCTCGGAGTTAAGCGCGGTGACGTTGTTTTCCTGCCTTTCTAGCTCTTTTCTTTGTTTCTGTACTGTCTTATACGATGCGTACAATAAAATGGCTAGAAGGACAAGCAAACACACCAATATCTTATTAAGAGTTATTTTCATAGGTGGAGTATTTGACGTTTCACATTTTTCGGATCATATGAGATATGCACCCATGAAAAATTCTTCTCATCGATAAGCTGGCAAAACGGTAGATTGAGTTTTTGCGCCAGATCGAAGAGTTTCTTATTCTCCTGTTTGCTTCCCGCCGTTATGTCCGCCGCTTGTCCCTTCATGTGCTGCGACGTTTTAGAGCCCTTCACCGCCGCATTTAGGGCGGGTGATCTATATCCACTATTAACACGGATCGGTTTGCCGTACGCGTCCCTAAGAGGGTCTAGTACGTTATTGATTAGCTGTTTCAGATTCTCCGCTGCTTCCGGTGTCGGATCGTTGTTGATCTTCTTCGCCGCCGCTGTCGTTGACGCGGTTAGCTCTTGAATTGTGAAGTTTCGCATTTTTTAACTGTTTTATAAAGTCCAAATATTTAGTATTAATCAGTATATCCAGTACCGCTATAAATTCGTTATCCGGTTGGATCTTCTTAAAGTTACGGATAATATTCTTCGAATACACCAGCGCGAAAAGCGTAGTTAGTAATCGTAATAAGTCCGTATAATTCCCTTCCGGCTCTATAAGCCGCGCGCCTGCCGCCGTGAATAGAATCACGATCGCCGCGATAGCATACTCGAAAAAAGCGTGGAAAGCCTTTTTATGGCTGTATTTTTCGCCAGCCCGTAAACCCGCGATAAGTCCTACTATAAAATTTAATGCGCCGAATAAGATTATCAGGACAAAGAAAGTCATCACATCGTTAGTAACGGTTAGTAGGAAAGCTAGAGACGCTACACGCGCCGTATCGAAAACTCCATCCATTATTTTATCAAACATATCCTAGATTGTACCCTGTGTGAACATTCCTCCTCAATCAGTTTAGCGTCTTTAAACGCCTTGATTAATGGGACTATAAATAAATCAGCCTTGCCGCGTTCCGCCTCAAAACGCCTCGCCTTGTTATCATCGGCTAGAACGTAGCTGCCATTATAGTTTTGTATTTTTATGCCGCTCGCCGTGCTCTGCTGCTCGCTGGTCTGCAAATAGCGCGCAAAGGCATAGTAGCATAATACTTTATTAGCTCCTGTACGCGCCGGTGTATCACCTAGGTATTCCGGCGGTATCTCTTCATACGATCGTTTGAGTTGCGGCGACATGTCGAGCATATCGGCTTCGTAAAAAGCCTTCTCGATGTCGCTGTCTTTAACGTCCTTTGCGATCGTAAACAAATCTCGTAGTAATTGGATCGGGTATGCCATATTAATCTGTTATTACTTGGTCGGCGGGTACAATATCCACATCGCCTTCCAAATCGTTTTCAATTTTAGTTAGTTCCGGGTCTAGGTCGAATATATAGGCCAGGTCTCGGGAAATCTTATCACGGACACGCGACAATGAACGGCGGTAAACGCGCTGCATCTCCTTAACCACTTCGCCCGACGCGTTCGAAAAGCTGATCAATGATGAATCGATAAGCGGGATCGGAATAGTAAAGCAAGAAATAGCAATGTCTTTCCGCAATGGCTCGCAATATGATTTATACAGGTCGGAATCAATCGGCGTACCGATTTGATCCACCCGGATAAATGGCTTCTCCGTAATACCTACGTTTTCGTCTCTTACTGTGAGTACCGCGCCGGTTCCTTCAACGCCCATCATTTCGGTAATAGCGTCGCGGAACTCGTTTTGCTCCTGGTCGCTCTGGAACATCCCGTGCGATACGACGCTACAGGCGTGGAATCCACGTGCTAGAACGTTCTCAACATACAAGGCGTTCCCGTGTTCCGCTCCCATTTCCGGCTGTACTGCGTGAAACGGACTGATCGGATAAGGGCGACGGTTTGAGAAGTTGGCATAATAGAGTTGTCCCGGATGGTTTTCAATGCCTCCGTACTCTTCGCACTCCTTCCAAAAGTTTTTCGGGTTGAAGTTAGGATAAACCACACCTGTTTTAACATTCGTGTCCTTCAACATCTCGCGTTCCCAGTTATCGAATACGCGCCATTTGCGCACGATCGAATCACGTTTGTAGTCCTCGTTAAGAACGGCACGAACGTAACCGAACGGCACGGGATAACAGTACAAAGGGCGACCATCGCCACCGTATTGTACTATTAACGCGTAACCTCTGTATCTCGGTATCTCGTCCGCTACGAACTCTAAAACGTCGTTCATGTCCTGTCCGTGCTCGTTGGTTCTCGCCGCAAATTCTTCGTTAACGAACCCTTCGCAAATGATGTTTTCTTTCGCCTTGTCACAACACGCCGTAGCGGTTTTGCTAGCGTCGATAAGGTTTGCGATACGTTGCGGGTATAGATTATCTACATCGTAACTAACCACCCCTTCAGAAGTACGGGGCACTAAATTCAGTGCCCTACGTACTATTAACTCTATTTTCTTTGCTGCGATCATTGATTTACATTTTTATATTATTCTTCGAACTCCTTAAGACCCTCGGCGGCTTCCGCTTCTGCTTCTGCTTTTTTCGCTGCCCTAGTAGCCGCCGCCTTTTTAGCCGCTTCGCTACGCTTTGCCGCGGCGATCTCTTCCTCCGTTAGTTCCGGGTCGTCTCCTGTTTCGGGAATTGTAACCGCTTCCGCTTGCAGGTCTATAAAATAGTCCTTGTATTCCTCGGCGGCTTCCATGAACTCCGCGGCCTTCTCGTCGCTTGTGTTAAATGCGCGGTATACTCTTCCATCCTCGATCGAGTTGATGAATAGTCCCGGCTTCATCACGTAGCGGGTGTGCTGTCCTGTCAAATAACGTTCTTCATACCAACGTTGTGCAAACAGGCGATCCGCCCCGCACACGATATCCAATTTTAGGTTAGTCATTGTTTGGCACAATGCCACAATTTGCCCTATATCTGTAATTTTTTCCATTTTTTAAACTGTTTTAATTTATTAAACTTTCGGTATTTTTAGACCGTCATACGCCGCTTTGGTGAGCGTTACCAGCATATCACCCGTTGACGCTTCCGGTGTTTTAAGTGTCACCGTTGAAATGCCGCCAGTGCTTGAATCAGTTGCAAGGTCGGAGGCTTCCAAACCGCAAAATGCGCCTGCCAAATAATAGTTACCCGATTTAGACTTCAACGCCACCCGGAAATTACCCTTTAGAAGGCTCGTTAATGCCAAACGATATGCGGTGCTATCCATAGAGGACATAACCTTAATAACAACGCTTTGATCCTCTGCTGCGGGTACTGTATCGTTTGCTTTGATTGCCTCCTGGTACATCACGGAGTTGTTAATAGAGTTAACTACGTACCCCTTTTTTCCGGTTAGCATAGTTATTGTCCCCACCCCGGCGGCTTCCGAAATCGTGGAGATGTCCGAAGAGTTGATAATAACAGCTTCATCTATTTCACCCGTTCCGCCGGTCAATACAAAATTAGCGCAATCAAACGTAATATCACTATCTAGTTTTTTTAAACATGCCATATAATATCCTCCTTTATGATTCTGTTATGATCGCCTCGGCTCTCAATACGTTATACTTAACGTCTGCGAAGCTTAGACGGGTCTCACCGATAACGTTTTCGGGCGTTGATAATGTGATGGTAGTAAAACCGCCGTTCGCATTCAAGTCCTCCGAAATAGCAGTAGCGTTCAAACCGTAGTTATATCCGTAAGCGCGGAATCTCCCGGCTTTAGTCTTAACAAGCGCTAAAAACTTACCGTTTAGAATCTGATTTACTATTTGCGTTCCGTTTACGTCACCCTGATACACCGTGAACGTAACCGCCTGCGTCAACGCTGTTGGCGCGTTGTCGTTTTCCTTGATCTCTTCCGTAGCGTTTACACCCTTCTTGTTACTCTCAACCAACACGGCCTTAGCGCCGGATGCTAGATTCACAAATGCTACGCCATCCGCTACGTTCTTTGACGCGATATCCGCAAAGTTTACAAGAAGCATTTCGGCTACGCCTGTTGCCCCTCCGTCGCAATCAACTAAGATCGCCTTATTTAATTTATTTAAGCATCCCATATTATACAAGTTTTGCGGCGGTGATTGTTGTCCACGCTGCCGAAGCGATTGTTATTCTATTTTCTCCTCTAGCATCGTCCGGCGTCTTAATCGTGATCGTAGTAAAACCGCCTGCCGCGCTAGAATCCGTATCAGCTTGAGAAATCTCAAGCCCACATTTTAGACCCGCAATTACCGGAGTAGCATTTATATCATTAAACTTGATAGCCGCCATAAATCGCCCTGATAACAGCGCTGACAAAATAACGGGTGCTATGGTAACTTGTTTATTATATAAGGTAAACATAACGGACTGATCCAAACCTGCTGAAACGTCTGATGACTTCAAAGCCTCCGTAAACTTCGCACCGTTCTTATAACATTCTACAGGGACGGTTTTTGCCCCTGATTTTAGCGTTATAGCCGTTATATGGTTAGCCCCGTCTACGGTTGCGCCTGTTACGTCGTCAAAGTTAATAAGATACATTTCAGCGATACCTACGCTACCAGGTTGGCAGTCGTAGGTAATTGCTTTATTTAATGTCTTTATACAAGCCATTTAAACTTTGTTTTAGTTATTAAACACCTGCTGCGGTGCACAATTTCATATATTGAGGAACTGCAAGCATTGCATCAGCCGCAAATACGGTCGTACTGTAATACTTACGGTCCTTAGCATCGCGGATGAACGGATCAATATTCAGACTTGAATCTTCCAAAGCCAACTGAATGTTAGTTTTCGGTGAGAAAGCAATGAAAGACTGAACTGTCAAAGCGTCGCCCTTAGCACTGTTAGACACGTGGCGCAACTCGTTCAACTTGTAACCTTCGAAGAAGTACGCGGGTTTGCCATTCTCCATGTTAGCCTGTGCCAAATGGTTGTCCTTGGCTTCTACCAAGTCCTTGTAAGCGCGCATAATGTTACTAGATACATAGAACTCTGATTCGTCAAGTTGATCGGCACGCTGGTTGTCGATACACCATTTCAGGCATTCCAAAACGTTTGCGCCTGCGCCTGATGGAACAAGAGCTTTAATTGATTCGGTTGAAGCCTGCATTTGCTTGATGATACCGCCGTTTTTGAATACTGTGTATACACCCGCTGTATCAGTTGTTTTCAGACCGTCCAGCCATACGAGACGTAACATGTCAGCTTCCAATACTTTCAGAATTTCATTCTGCATGAACGCGGCCAACTGTGTTTGGTCGAAATCAGCTGAAAGGTGAACACCTTTTGCAACCATTTTACCCCACAGGTCTTGCAGACAAACCACGATAGGCAACTCAATCTGTGCGTGATCGTAGTATTTAACGCTATCGTTAAGAGAACTATACTTGTATTCGCTATCGCAACCCGCGGAACGTCTTACCGCTTTGTCTGTTGCGGTGAATGTCAAGACAGGTTTGCCCTTCTCAATGCCCGCTAACACGGTTACGCCGTTGGACAATTCGCCCTCCAGCCCAAGAGACAGGGAAATAACATCGGCTAGGCTGTCGATATTCAATTTGTTTAAATCGCTAAATGTAAATGCCATAATTTTAATGTTTTAGTAGATTAATATTTGAATTTTTTACGCTGTTCATCCGCTGCCTTCTGAACGGCTTCGCGGCTCAACTTAGTTTCGGTCTTAGTTTCTGTTTTGACCTCTGTTTTAGCCGCTGCCGGTGCGCCTGTACGTTTGCTTAACTGCGTTTTGAGTTCAGTTACGGTTTTCTTCAACTCAGTAACTTCTTTGCGGATCGCTGCAAGTTCTTCCGGTGTAGGGGTTTTCTTCTCTTCCTCTTCCGGCTTTTCTTCCTCGGTTGCAAGCTCTTCCTGTCCCTCTTCTTCGCGTTTAGCTTCGCTTTCCACTTCTTTAACGTCGGAAATCTTCCCGGCTACGACTGATACGATCATATCCTCGCCTTCGCCAATCGAAATGTAATAATCGCCATCCTCTACGGGTTTACCCTCGGCGTCCTGTACTTCGTCACCTAGAGCCGCCTGTTCGCCTTGTGCGATAATAACAAGCTCTTTTCCCTCTTTGGTTGTGACGGTTTCCCTAGCCAGCTTAGTAGACTTAACCAGCTCGGCTAATTTTGTCCAAAATTTACTCATTGATAATTTGTTTAAATTGTTATTAAATAAAGAACTAGTAGCCGCGGGAAGTCCCACCAAATCGGCACTAAATAATTCTCTTACCTCTGTTACGGTTGCGGTTTGCGCTTCTTCATCCAACTGCTTAACGTCAGACTGATTAACCGATACGCCTAATAATTCCGGCTCCTTCTCGATCATAGCAACCATAAAATTATATTCGCTAGGATACGCGCTTTCCAAAGCTTCCGACATGACCAGATCGGCGTAAACGGCGTTTTCGTCGTGCGTGAAGTTGGCGAAATGTCCTATGTACCCGTCCAGCAAGTCCGTACCGTTGTGAGTGCGGCGTGCATGAATAGGCCGGGAATTACCTAAAGCCACTAGAGACGGGAAAGCACTGGCAGAGATGACTAATTTATAAGCCTTTCCTCCTTCTTCATAGTAGTTTGCGGTTTCCCCGGCTTCTATAATGCGTAACTTTTCAAATATTTTCATATATTACTGTATTATTGGTACAAAGATATATTATTTAACGGCACGAGGCCGCGGTTTTACCTATGACTTATAGGCTAGCCGCTACCTGTACACTATTATATTGTTGTTGACCTTCGTCTATGTCGGTAACTGCCACCTGTGGAGCGGGAACGCTAGCCACTGAATCATACATAATTGCCGCTAATTTCTGCAAACTGTCATTTGACAGGCTAAAATTACTAGGTAACTGCATAGTTGATCCGCCGCCTACGTTGATTTTGCCGCCATTGGCGTACCGATACACACCGGACGAACCGAACGAACGCCCGCCGTACTCCATGTTAAGGGCTGATAACGCGTTGATCGCGCCGGATGCCTTCCGGTTCAAAATGTACATATTCTCACCGCCTTCGGCTTCGAACTGTTGCCCGTTCGATCCGGTGAACGTCACGCCGCCCGCTGCATGGCTGGCTCCATAAATCTGTCCGCCCTTCGCGTATTTCTTAACGCTCGTGTTGATCTTGGTGTCCGGCTCTTTGGTTTTGCTAATGCTCATAACCTGTTTCATACCAAAAGCGATAACCATAGCCGCCTGTGCTATCCCCCAGATACCGCCCTGCGCGATTGCTTTAGACGCGCCTAGATATGTGTTTATAGTCGCCTGCGCCAGAGCAAAGGCTTTTCCCGCCGCGCTCTCTTCCCCCAGTAAGCTAGAGAGTTGTCCGGCTGTGCCTGCTGCCATTTCTAACTGCGCATTATAGTATTCCTGTTTCCGCTTTTTCTTCAGGATCTCGTACTTCTCCTCTATCGCGGTTGTTTCCGCCCCGATCGCTTCCGCGTTAGCGATCTCTAGAGCCTTTTGCGCTTCTAAATACTCTAATTGGCTTTCCAAGTCATTGCCCATTTTCATACCGGCCAGCGCGCGGTCGTTCTCCATGTTGAGAGCTTGACGGTCTCGCTCCTGCTGGTCTTCCTCGTCCTTCCTGGCTTTAACCTCTGCGGCGTATTCTAGTTCGAGTTGGCGGACGTTGTTTATATACTCCTGTTCTCCGATCAAGCCTTGTGCGCGTCTGTACGTCTCGATCTCTATCTTTTGATCGTTGACCGCCTGCAGTTCTTGCAATGAGACTTGGGCACCTTCTATTTCGCGCTGTGCAATATCTAGCTGCATCGCGGTAACGGCTTCCGAATACTTCTTAAGTTGCGCGTCCTGCGCCGCCTTGATAGCGTCCTGCGCTTTCTTTTGCGCTTCTGCCTCTCTCTTCGCCGCGTCCTCGGCTGCCTTCGCTGACTTCGCCGCCGCGGCTTGTGCCGCCTGTGCCTGCTTGTCACGCTCCTGTTTGATGAAGCCGGACACCTGCCCCGCCATTTCTTTCTCCTGTGTAGCGTAACTTGCTCTAGCCGCTTCGAGTGCTGCCAGGGCTTCCTGTTCTTTCCGTGCGTCCTCGTCGCTAGTATATCCTAGTTGGTTCTCGGCTTTGATCTGCTTGTATTTGGCTTCCAGTACGGACAACTCCATATCACGGATCGCGTGCAGCTTCTCCCTAGCTTGTTCTAGCAACTTAGTACGTTCCGCCGCTGACTTGTTTTGATCCGCCGCCAGCGTCTTAAGCTCTTCCATCTCGCGCCGCATCTGTGCCATAGGTACGAGTGCCGCCGTTTCAGCCTGGTAGATCTTCTGCGTTTGGGCTGCTAGCCGTGCGCCTTCCGCCGCCGCCCTCTTCGTCTCTTCACTGATAAGCCCTAGTTTGTCTAGAAGCCATGTAACGGCTTTAGCGAGGTTCTCAAGCAAGAACGCCACACCTTCAAACAATCCGGTTATCCAGTCCAGCAAACGCCCGAAAATCACCTTAAAAGGCGCAAATGCAGCGTTAAGGCTAGTTGCTAGCTCGCTGTTACGTTTCATCATCTTCTCGATGATAGCGATAAGCGATAAGACGAGCGACACGACAAATATAATAGGGTTCGCCTTTAGAGCCGCGTTGAACGCCTGTACCCCGGCAATGCCGCTTTTCATCTGTCCCACCAGCGCGCCAGTACCCCCGGTTAGCCCTTGTGTTTGAAGTATGCCGTCCTTGACGCTCTCGGCGTAATTACCGACATTACGGCGGTTGTCGCCTACTGCCTTCTCCATCTCCTTCAGCTTGTCCGATAACGCTTTGGTTTGCTCGGTTAGGTCTTGCCCCTCCTTGCTGGTAGTCCGTTGCGCCTCGCTCATCTTGTTCAGCTCCGTGGTGTTTTGCGCCAGTTGGGCGCGCAAAGCGTTGACGCTCGTAGCCTCGTTGTCCAGGAGCGTTTTTGTAGACTTGATCTCGGCGTTATTCTTTTTGTTCGCCTCGGTATTGTCCAGTATCGCCTTTTGCGTCTCGATCAGAGACTTGTTAAGCTTCTTAACAGTCGCGTCGTACTTGTCTTGTTGTACCAGTCCGTCCGCGTAGTTCTGGTTTAGCGTGTCTAGCTCCTTCTTCTCGGAGGCGTACGCCGCCTGCAAATCCTTCTTAGTCTTTGCAAGCGCCATACTTTTGGCTATTAACGCGTCCAGCCCCTTCTCGGCTTCCGACGTGCCGAAATTAAGGTCTAATAATGTTACTTGATCCGCCATTTTTACGTTATTTTAAATCCATTTTGTACAAAGATAGCTTACAATTCCCGGTTGCTACGTCATATTCGCCTAGAGATTTGATATAGAAGTAGCTGTTTAGCTGCGAAAAGTAATAAGCATCCCCTAATTTCAGGTTCTCAACGTCCGCATATTCTAGTTGCGCCTTGATTTTCACCTGTACGCGTGACCTGAACATCTTGAAATGCCGGTTTATATACGGGTAATAGATGAAGTGCGGGTAGACGATGTACGGGCTAGGTGATGGCGCGGTGAATATACTGGTAAGCGCCATATTCGGAAACACCATCCGGTCATACGTGTATTTAACGCCAGACTTGTACGCCTCTTTAACGGGTGTTACCGTTCCGGGCCCGTTGCTGTAACTGAATTTTTCCGAACCGACCGTGCACACGTATTGGTCCGCGAATTCGTCCGGCACGTCTACCGTCTCTACGCTGCGTAGTTTGTTGCTCCAATCGTGTACGCGGGTCCATGCCGCCGACGTACCGTCCCGTAGATCAGCGTCTACTATCGGCTCTATACGTAACGTACCGTTGCGGTAAATCTTCCTCCAATGCCAGGCCGTGCACATGTCGTCCACTAGCTTTTTCACGTCGTTATACGGGAAGTCCGCGGGTTGGGAGTAAGCAGTTTGAGACGCGGGTGCAATCGCCGCATCATAGACTATTTTACCCTCTCCGCACTTAATAACTTCTTCCGGCGCGTAACCGTCGGGAAACTTAAAGTAGTCGTTACGGGTCACTCCTCCGATAGTAGCGGCTAACTGTATGTACGAATCTTGTTTGGGGTACACTGTCATTTGTTGATTGACAACCGAGCGATAAATCCAAATGCGATCCGTCAACGTCCCGTAGAATGAAACAGAGCGACCGATACCCGATAGGTTGCCCTGCAATTGGATCGTGCCCGGCCTAGTGCTCGGGATAGTTGTGCCGGTGTATTCCACGATCAAGTAGAACGCTTGGCCCTCCCCGGATGCGATGAAGAAGCCCGCGGGTGCGCCGCCTGATCTAGCCCCGAAGAAACTAGCGTTCGCGTATATACTAGCGTTATCCATCACAATAGTAGCTTTTTGGGGGTATATGTACCCTCCGCGCCCCTTCGTGTAGTTCTGCGGTACTAGCTTTGTCGATCCTGTTGCTACGTCTCCTTGCCATGTGAGATCACGCCGTTTCACCATAATAGAGGCCTGTTGCGATAGGGCGTCCGGCACAGGCGTTCCGTCGTTCGTCTCCGGGTGTATCGCCGGGAACGTGATTTGTGGAAACGTGACGTATCGTCTTACTAGCTCGGAAAGGTTAGCCGCGCTGATGGCTACCTCTCCACCCTGTACAGCCCCGTAAACGGGTGGCTCGGATATGGGTAAACTAACGTCGGACCACTTGTCCGTACTCTCAATAAGGTTTATAGTGTACTCCGTTTCAGTCGCCGACACTTTCGCATAAAATTGCGTAGGCTCGTCGGACACATAAGCGTAATATTTGAACGGGATGGACGCTATCAAAACCTCGGCTACGTAATACTCACAGTTAAGCAAGCCTTTGTTTAGCCCTATGAACGTCCGGTCATTGTCCGGCGTTCTCGGCACTTTTATCGACGCGCTAAACGCGACGCTATCCCCGGTCATAGTAACCGGGGAAATGTTGTTTAATGTGATCTTGACCGTTGCGTTATCTAGTCCGTCTATGTCGTAACCGTTAACTCTTAATGATACTATTTTCATTTTATCCTTCTTGTATGATTAAACAAACCGCGTTCTCGCTAGTAACTGTATTTTCGATTCTTAACTGTCCTGTACGTGCTGCTCCTGGATTCGGCGTATTGAACGTTACTTTTATTATGCCCGATCCGGCTGTGCCCGAAGCAGGTGAAACAGATACCCAGCTAGGCGCGTCTACTAGGGTCCAGCTATCAACCGATTGATACACAACGGATCTCACTTCTCCCCCAGCCTTGCTGCCCGAAATACGGAACGGGGATAAACCGATTGAAGCTGGCGTGCCATCCTGATTAACGGTAACTACCGCTATCTCCTCGGTTTGGTCATTATAGAACGTTATTGTTCCGGTTCTAGCCGCGCCGCCCTCGGTGTTATCGCCGATCGTTAACGTTACGGCGGTTGTTCCGTTGGCTCCTGTGGATACGCTTGGTGTGATCCACGTATCCCGCTGCGACACAGACCACGCGCCAACCGATGTAACGTCCACGGTTACCGGATGCGTTAGGTAGTCTACGTTAAGTGTACCGGGGCTAACGGATATATTGCCCGAAATCCCTGCCTGTGTAACGGCTACACTGTACGTTGTAGACCCCGCCAAACTCTTCAGGACTATGTTACCCGTTCTAGCCTCGCCAGTGTTGGCGGCTACCGTTACGGTGAGATTAGACGAACCTGCCGGGAATTGGTGATAACGTTTACCGTATCGAAAATCCATGTCGCTAACATCGGCGGGGGTTATCGGGGCTACCGGCGATTTTACCAATCTCAACATAAATCCGGCTTTGCCCGCCGGGAAATTATGCCTGCCTATTATAGGAGTGTATGGTGACCCGGCATTATCAGTGGCGTTTCCCGCCTCGTCTACAAACAAAACTTGGAAGTCGTAGCCCGAAATCCCGCCTATGATACTGTAAATTTCCCCCAAAGTATAAACAGGGTCTTTAAGACGTATCTGCGTAGAACTGGGTGTTTTCCACGTTGAATAGTGGCTACCGTTAGACCATAAGTCAAGGCCCCCCTGTTCGAACGTGTCGGGATTAAATAGCGTCGTGCCGTTAGTCACAGTAAGCCAACTTGGTTCGCTCTGTATTTCCCATGCCGCGTTACTGTATATGCTGTTAGTAAGCCCTTCCGCATACGCCGCACCGATCGTCCATGGGTTGCGCTGCGCGCTAAACGCGATCGACGGCGTAGGTGGGTTGTCCGGTGCAATTGGGAACATGTAGTTGTCTTGCAACTCGGTTGTCTTGAACCGTACTTGCTGTCTGTACGTCTTGGTACTGTTTGACCAGCGCGCCCCCGCGTCTCCAGAAACTTCTGCCCTGAAGCGTTTCGATTGGTATTGGTTTATACCCGGTATGTTCAACTCGAACACGACATTAGACGATACCAACAACTCTTGGTAGACGTTGTACCACTCTTCACCGTACTCTAGGTTTATAGTGATCTCCGCTTGTTCCGTCACGCCTCCGCGTCCTCGGATAGCCGTAAACTTATTAGACCAAAAGTAATCCTTAAATGCAGCCCAAAACCATTGACCGTTGCGCATGTTCCATCTAGCGCGCAAAGCGCATTGCAGGCTCTCATCATAAACAGCGTCAGACATCAGGCGGTCTTCATAGTTAATCACTTGATCCAGCCCGGACCCCCAAACGTTTTTAATCGTCAACTTCTTAATGTACGTTATATCGATAGTATTTCCCAGCACATAGGTAGTGGGGAATATAACATTACTAGGCGCACCTGTCACGGGTTCGACCTCAACAGAGAACGCGTCCAACGGGTGTATGCGGTACGGGAAATAAATGTCTAGCGTCTGACCCGGTATGCGCGGTTTGGGCGGTTGCGGAAGCGCGCTGTCAACGCCTAGAGTGTCCCAGTACGTCTCATCACAATGGAACACGGGAAGCGTTATTTTATTAGCGATGTTTGAACTCCAAATTTCTACTTCTTGCTGTGGGAAAGCCGGGTCGCCTTCGGATTTGTTACGGTCTGCTCGCCTCAACAGTGGGGCGGCAAATGACAGGTCTACGTCCAACTCCTCCTGATAAGGAAAAACTATTTCCTTCTTGACCGCGCCACCGTTCGACACACGGATATAAACCGGGTACTCGTTTCCGCTTATGAAGTCCGGCTTTATGCGGATCATCAGGGGGCGCGTAGCCCACACGGGTAACTGTCCGTCGTACGTCTGATTGTCTGTTAGCGTTATGCCCGCTATCGGTATATATATGTTCATTATTTAATATTTAAAGTGTCAATAATAGCGTATCTAATTATAGTTACTATCTCGTTTTGTAACTTCAATACCCTTGCAGGGTTGAGAACGTCCGACACCACGCCGCCGGGGTTGTGGCTGTTCGGTACTTTAATCCCTTCTTCACCGATTAGTTTTGCGATCGGATACGCCGCGCTTAACGGTATGGTTGCTCCCTGCTTGTTCTTGTCCTCGATCCATTTACGTATGATCCACAACGGCGGGCGTTTACCCACAGCGCGTCCGCCTTCCATCGCACCTACATAGCGCGGTGCGGTTATCTTAGCATTGTTGCCGCTTACAACCAACTTTAGCTCCTTGGCGAAGTTACCCGAAGCCATCAGCCCTTTAGCCTTGTAAGACGCTTCTATGTCGTCCCGTAGCTTGGTTAGCAGCACCTCTATTTCCAACATCGCGTTTCTTGCCATTATTCAGATAGATTAAGAGTTATTTCCCAGCCTGATTTGGGGCTGTCATAAATGTTTTGGCGCTTGGTTACCGCTGCGCCTTCCGCCACGTATAGGCAAACCGCCTTCTTCGCTATGTCTGTTATAACGGTGAACGTCCTATCTAGTACATCGATCTCGGACACGTCGTCACGCTCGTAGAACGACGTGCCTAATACCTGTATAAGCACGGAGATCGAGAACGCCTCGGCGGCGTAGTCGTTATAGTCCTGCCTACCGCCCGGAACGTCAACAAAGATAAAATCACCCGTTATATCGTTTGCCAGTCGATTGCGTGTAGATTCATCTCCGAAGAATACGGGAAGCGCGTGCTGCGCTCCCCATGTTCCAACCTGGTCTAATATTCCTTTAAAGGTCATATTTTGATTTTACGTTATTATCATATTCCGGCTCGTTTACATCTGTAATGGTCCGTTTGCCTATCCACGTTTTTATTACGTTACCCTTGTAATTACCCGCTAGCGTAATAGCCCCGATAACGGTTGTGTGCGCCTCAATGCTAGCGTTATCCGTCATAACGAGAACGCCGCAACAACCTGACGCTATTTGCCCGGTGGCTGTGACCTTAGAGTTACCGTACATAACCACACCCGAACGTGTATTAGAGATCCCCTCAATAATAGCGTTGTTCGCCATGATGAACGAAAGGCCCGTACTAGGTCTAGTAACCGATCCGATAAACTTCGCGTTGTCCTGCATGTGAACAAGCGCACACGCCCCGGTTATTGCTGTTGGCGCGAATACCGCGTTGTCCTTCATGTGCGCCGTGCCGGTTAAGTCCAATGACGCCCATACTGCCGGGTTATAGTACACTACGGAGTTTTCGCCAAAGTAGCCTGTTCCGGTAACGCTAGCGTTAACGAGTATAGCGTTATCCTCTACGCGGATATTGCCTTTCATGCTAACTGCCGTTGCTCCTGTATTCACGATCTTACAACCGTTGTACGTCGTCACGGTTACGCCTTTAAATTCATCCGTGGACAATATGTCAGACCCGTCGGTTTTCTTCACGGCTACATACGCATAAACAGCTGGAAGGGCTGGTACGATGGGGGCGCTAGTGCCGGATACGTACCCGGTGTTTACTAGTATCTTATTTGTCGCATCAGTTAGATATATGTTACATTCCACTCCTGCGGGGGATGATACCGATACGCCCCCAGCCCCGGAAACCCTAAACGGTTGCGACACAACGGCCCTTGCATTATTAGCCACTACCCCCGATATAGTGCTACCGTTAGTAGTCGCGTTGAATAGGCCCTTCGCCAGCACGCCGCTTACATCTTGCGCATTGCTCGTATCGTGCTTCTTAGTGTTACCGAACACGTTCGTACCTGCTATGTCAAAGATACCGTTTAAATAAGCATCGGCGTATATGGTCGTGCCATAAGAGCCTGCAGTGCCCGCCATGTTTAGGGACTTGACACTATCGTAACCTTCAACTAGACCGCCGAACAACGACCCGGTTGTAGAATACAAACGGTACATCCCTTCAACTTCTGAACTAGCAAGTATTTCACCGGATGCGATAGCTTTACCCAAATCAGATTGAGCCAGCGCAAAATCAATGTTCTTGTAAGTGTTGGCTATCTGCGCGTGGTGATAGAACCTACCGCCAGGAACGTTACAACCTTGGAAGATGAAAGGTTGGCTAGCTATTTGCGATGCTGCGAAGCCCGGGAATATCGTAGGCGATACGGCGAAGTTATCGCAGTCCGTAACTTGAATAGAATCATGAACAGAACGACTTAAACCCGTAGATAAAACTCCGGATGCCGCTATATTCTTGACGTTACTATAAATACCCACTAGTTGCGCGTCTCCTCCTGTAGCGTCAATGGCTGCGTTCGATCCTATAATCCGGCCCATAATGCGAATATCCCGGTTAGCGGCGGGAATGTTTATAGACACTCTAGCGTTTCTAATAATTGACTCCGGGTACGGAGCTCCCGGGATCGTTCCACCGGGTCTGACAGTAGCCACCCCAGTGCTAGTCGCCGGGTTAATCTCCACACGTGAATCAATGACGGAAAGTTTAGTCTCATAGGTACCTGTAAACGTGATTTTAGCGGCTGTCGCGCCTGCCGGGACGATCGTACCCGTCGGTTCCTTTCGCAGGCGAATAAAGAAGTATTGCCCCGCGGGTACCGTAAACGAGACACCCGCACCCGTTACGATCTGTGACGCTGCCGCGCCTGTCGTAATTCCGTCCGCGTCCGTCGTGTACCATGTCACCGCGTACCCCCCTACGGCGCATTTCACCGTTACAGGAGTTCCGCCCGAAAACATAAGGGCTTTAGATCGTATGTAACTATCGCTGGTAGCCTTCATAGTTTCCCAGTTGACACCCGCGGCATAATTAAAGCCGCCTTGCTCGAAGTCCGCCGCCGTCAGTACTACGGCGTCCGCCGCCGTTAAACCCGACACGAAGCGTAACATGCCACCCACCACGACGCTAGACCCTAGAATGTCTACAGCAGGCGTACCCGCGGTGCTTAGTGTAGCTTCGCCTACGTCCACGATCGAATCCCCGCCGATGCGCGCACCGGGAAAACCGAAGTTGCCCCTGAACAGCCAGCAAGCCCCGTCCTGCGATAATGTTTTTTCGTCGTACACGATACCGCCTACGTCGCCAATATTGACGTAACGGTCTCCCACCTGCCACGAACGAAGGGCACGTACTCTCCTGTCGCTCCCTACTGTAATAATCTCATACTTTTTTAAACCCATAACGTTATGATTTATAATGTTTCTTCATCTCTGCCTTTTGTTTCTCGTTCTCCTCGTGCCGTTTGGACAATGCTAACATAGCGTCCAGATAGTTGATCCGCTTCGCGTCCTCGAACGAACAAGCGAACAATTCCGCCGTAGCCTGTACGAGTGTCAGCACGTTCTTTGCCTCCTTGATCGGATCGTCTTCCGGCGTGCTCCCCGCATCGAATGGGAACAACCGTTTCTCTAGTCCGTCCGCCGTCTCTATCTGCTCCTTAATGTACTTCGTCGCACAAAGAAGGTGATACACATTGTCCGGCGCATACTCGGCGGGTTTGTGCTCGATAGGCGTGCACCACTTCGTAACCTTCTCCGTTGCCGTCTCGCTCCTTCTCGCCTCGATAACCTGCCACAGTGTTACGTCCTCGATGCGCGGTATACGGTACACGAGCTTCCTGTCTTTTATAATAAAAGGGTCGGCCTTCGCGTACCCTGCCACCGCGTTTAATGTCGCTGCTTGGTCAGAAGTTAGGCCGCCCTTGTAATTCGGATGCAAGTTACAAATATATTCCAATTGTTTGCGGTTGTAATACCCACAAATTTTCCACCACAAGCGGCGGAAGACGTTTTTAATCTTTCCTCTCCATCCGGTCGGTGCTTGCAGCATAAGCCGCTCCGCGCCATAAAACTTTATCTTACTCATATTCAACTAATGCTAGTTCTTCGTAATAATACCACTCTTCAACGTTCGATCCGTCCCACTGTACGACCACGCCCAACACGTCGGTCTCTGTAATCGTTCCCGTGTCCCCGGCGTAATCGTATTTAATGCGTACTCTATCGTCTACTTCCATGCTGCAAATCTAATCATTATTCGCGTATCTCGGGCGGTATTTACGTATAAGATAATCAACACCGTAACGCACAGCGTCCAATGCATGGTTGTAAGCGTCTACCGGCTCGTTGGTGTACGTGTCGGTTAGGTTGTCCTTGACGTAGGTGTAATTGTCTGCCTCGTCCAGTACGTTAGTACTCCGCTTCGTTACGAACAGGTTGAACTGCTTCACCTGCTGGATGCCCGCCCGGATAGATCCTTTTCCCTTGATGCAGGGGATCGTGTTACAGCCTAGGCCGCGTAGCTCTATGATACTCTTTTGCTCGGCGTTGTCGCATACCGTAATGGTACGGTCCAGCCTTTCCGCCTTAAGCCGCTCGGCGATCGTGCGGTTTAGCATCTTAGTCTCGTAGCACACCTCGTCTATATACAGGTTCATGCCCCGCATGTAAATTTTGACAATAGCGGTCGGGTCGTTCTGAAAGCCGAAATCAAGCCCCGTAACGAACTTAACGTCCTCGCCCGTTAAATCCTCCGGCAAAGCGTCGATCGTCTCAATTTGGGGATATACGAGCCCTTCCAGCCCGCCAGTCAGCCCTTCACCGTATACGCGCCACCAATTAGCGTCCTTGGCGTTCCGTTCGATCGCCTCAACCTGCTGCCTGGACAAGTACGGGTTGTCCTTGTAGGTTGAGTGGATCGTTACGTACTTGTCGCCCGTGAAGTCCGTCTCACCCCAGAAGCGCCGCACCGGGTTAAAGTCAATGATAACCTTGATCGTGGTACGCACGTCCAACTGTCGGAATATCTCGCGGGGCACACGCTGCGCCTCGTTGATGAAAAGGATGTCACGCGCCGGGCCGTGGACCTTCGACGCGTTGTCACACCCGAAGAACTCGATGCAGACCCCCGGCTTCACCGTGTATATCAGATCGGACTTGTTGAGGGCGTTGTCGTCCCATACCCCCTCGTCCAGCAGCATGTTCTGGAAGTCACGGAACATACCGCGCTTCACGGCTGGCAGCGTGTCGGTCACGCAAGAGATCATCAGAGGCTCGGTACTTTCGTTAGCGACCAAATAGAGGAGCTGTAACACACTCCACGTCTTGGATGAACGCGTACCGCCTTTACTCGCTATACCTCTTATATAGGGGTCGCAAAACGGTCCTATCATCTTGTTGAATACATATGTGCAATTCATTATTTGTCATCCTCCTTGTGATCCTTTTTAAAGTTCTTGATTGAGCTAACCTTTGCACGCACTTTCGGGTCGGTCACGTTGACCGTCAAGCCGCCCTTGATGGCTTCGCCGTTAGACGTGTAATCCATTTGCGTTTTAATGCCCCGTAGCGCCCGAACGTAGTTGGCGTCGAACTGTCCCACCGTCGCGCCCTGATCGAGGTCCTGCGCGATCGCTTCGCGTATCCTGTCGATCACCGCTATGAAGTCCGCGCATATCGTCAGATCGAACTCCTTGAGGTTCTCGGCGTACGTGGAGCGTCTAGTGCTTAAGTACGTGGGATTCGCCCCGAGAAACATGCAGAACTCGCCCTCCGACTGAAGGTGCTTCTTTGGCACTTCATAGAGCGTCCCAGCCATGTTTCCGGACTTTACAGCCTCTTGTGTTATAACGGGCGTAGCCTCGCACCAAGCCGAGTAAATCGCGTATGCCTCCCACAGTTCTTCCGGCTCCTGCCAAACAGGCGTTCTGCCGAAGTGCGCCGTAGCGATCTGGTAGCACTTGGTGTAGTTGAACGAATCCGCCAAATACTTGGTAGTCGCGTATGTGGGAGCTAGTTTAAAGTGCGCGTAATCCGGCCTAACCTTCTCGGCTTTCGGCAGCTGTACCGCTTCCTTCGTTTCTATTATTTCTTTCTTCTTTATAGCCATATAATTTTTATTTACAACTCTACAAAATTACTCTTTTTCCGCCCAAATCGCCATCTTTTCACCTACCAAAACCATCATTACACCCCGAAAACCCGATGAACAGGGCGTTTCAGACCCATTGTCAACGATGGAATGATGAAAACATGTTTTCCCTATAGATATATTTTAAAAAATACCATAATTTCATTATACTTTAATAACAATAGTATAATATAGTTAACTATATATTATTCTTTTAATAGTTACTAACTAGTATATATCTTTCTATCTATGACAAATACACTATATTACAGTATAAAGTACTATAAATAAGCGATTTAGGTGTAAAAGATACAAATTTTAATCATTCACATCAAAAACTTGAAAAGTGCGTTCTGCGTCCTGTGAGTGCGGTCAGCCGTCAAACATGAAATAGCAGGGTAAAAGATGGTTTTCACTATTTTTTTGTCAAAAACAGGCTTTTTAGTTAAAATACCGTTAAAATCAAGCTTTCTCTCTAAAAAGTTTTCTCTCACAAAGTTTTTTGCGAAGTGCTCCAAAAATGTGTTAACGGTTTTAACACAAAAAGGGGTTAACATTTTTACACATTAACCCCTCAATCCTTATATAACCAACCCGTATAGGACCTTCCAATCGTCTAAAATATCTTTACATTTCCACCTCTCCGCCCTTTCTATGTTTTCCCATCTCAAAGTACGGTGGTTCAACTTGTCTAGCGTACGGCTGCCGTCGCAGTACATATTGACCCGGTACAGCATTGAAACCTCTATGCCATATTTGTTCGTCTCGGTGTCCTGGCTCGCATAGATCGGGCGTTCTATATCGTCGTTCTCGTAAGGCCCTACGCGCTTCTTGTCCTTGTCACGGTACAGCATATTCTCTATTGTCGGTATGCGTTCCGGTTCGATCCGTGTGTTCCTGTCGTCCCGTACCTTGCTAGCCGCGTACATTATGTCCCGGATCGCCTCGCAGAATATCTCGGCATTTACGGCGTGGAACGGTTTGCCCTTCACCTTGGCGTACTTCACACCGTTCGCTTCAAGCCAGTTGAATATGAAGAACGCATGGATATTATAAACTCGTGCCATATCTTCGATAAGCAGCACTTTTCTTTGTTTTTTCTTATTATATGGTGTCGGCATATTATAAATTATTTAAGATACATACTAAAATACAACCAAGCGCGATTCCCGCCGCGATTGCCAGGACCATTTGTCCCAGCATTTTCATCACCACCTTCATAGCTTCAACGCCTCCTTTAGTTCACCGATCAGGCGCAACGCCTCAACCCTTGACAAGTCCACCCGGCGTTCCGGTTCGCTCTTCCTTTAAATCGTAATGGTTGTAATCTCTTTAGCGCTACGTGGTATGCGCTCGGCGTAAACCATCACACGCTCGGCTTCCGCCTTGTCTATCTTAACGCGCATATTATATTGCGCCTTCTCCGCACGATCCAGCGCGGTTTTAAAACGTCCGGTTCTAATGCCCGCTACTTCTTGTTCCTTCATCTCTTGCTCTCTGAATAAATGTTCCATACTTTCCATAACTTAAAATATTAAATATAATACACCCGCCAAAACTGAAACTACGTAAAACGATACGAAAAGCACTTGAAATATATCCGCCGCGCCTTTATCGCTTTTCCAAAATAACAGGAACGCCAGCATACACACAAAACCGATCACCGCCGTCCAAATACAAATCCTAAGAAATTCCATACTTTCCATAACTTTTATTGTTTAATAAACATATATACTAATGATAATAACGCTGCGAATATAGAAACGTTGAACCCGATCAAGCATCTACCCAACCATTTTCCGCTTCCGTATATAAACGCGATCAGTGTACACGTTATAAATATTATAGCTAATAACACTAGTGAAATTACAAATACTATCATACTTTAAAAAATTAAATTGATTAAAAACATTATAAGATAATTCAGTCCAAACACCAGCATAACGCCATGCCCGATCACCCCGCCAACCGCGGTGAGAAGGAAGTCTACGAAATCAGCCCTTCCGCCATACAAATGATCCTTGATCTCCATACCCAAGCCTACGCCTGTGGTGAACGGAGCGCCACACACCGCACCAAGCGGGATTGCAAATAAGAAATGCTTCCAGCGGTTCGACGCTTTCCACCAATTGATTAACTTTTTCATACGAATAAATTTTTTAATATATGTTCAATAACCCTGACCGTCCAACCGTTTCCGCACATCCGGTATATCTGCGTGTCCGACACTACCCACTCGTACCAATCTGGTACGGTCTGCAAGCGCGCGCACTCCACAGGCGTCAACCGTCTTATCTTATATCCACAGTCTAGTATTAATGGTTTGGAACTTGTCAGGAGCGTGTCCGCTTTAGAAGATTCAAACCGGATAGTTCCCAGTTCTCCGATACCGGACTTCCGCGCGTCCCCCCTGTGGGGTCTTATTCCGTTCTCGCTGATCGACACGTCGGCCACCCGCGGGCTTATTTCTTTAAGTACGGCTATTATTAAATTGCGTTCCCAACTTTGGGGACTGACAAGCAACGTGTTTGCTTTTCCGTCGGGGGAAACTACGTGCGCACCGAAACCGTTTCCTTTCTCGGCGTAAACCCTCGCGCGATTAATCATGCCATCAAGGGCTTTATCCGATACATAATATTTTTCGTCTACGTCGTCCTCGAGAATGTCGCGGATAAATATACCCTCGTCTTCCGGCTGCGCGATCTGCGCAATGTTCGTCCAGTACAACCGCTTCCGGTTCTGTGCTGATAATAAGTTGCTGTTAATCTTAACGGGTTCAACCCCGATTGCGTTAGTTAACACGGCTTCCCATTTCTTCGACATAACCACATTCTCTAGCAGGAACTTCACGTCCGGGTTGTACTTCCGTACTTCCGTCAGTATCCGCATGTACTCCCAAAACAGGTACGACTGTCCGGTAAACTCGAACCCCATTATTTTAAGATCGAGATATTGATCCAGGTCGGTTATCTCTATGTTCTCCGTTGTAGCCATCCCCGCCTGTTTCCCCGCAAAGGAAAATGACTGGCACGGGCTTCCGCCTATAATCAGATCTATCTTATCCAGCTTCGACACGTCTACCTGTGTAACGTCCCCTATGTGTATCGTGTCGGGGAACACGTGGTGCGTCTGCTGTATGGCGAACTTGTCCACCTCGGACGCGTAGTATTTATCCGGGAAGCATCCTAGATTGGTCAGGGCTATCTGCCCGCATGATAAGCCATCGAATAAACTCAATACATTCATATTCTATATTTTTTAATTAATTCCTTAACCATATCCATTAAACCGTTTTGCGTATCGGCTTTCCCGGTCAACGCTCCAATAACCCTTTCGTCAATTGTACCCCGTGTAATGATGTGGTGTACAAACACGCTGTTCTTTTGTCCCTGTCTCCATAAGCGGGCGTTGAACTGCTGGTATAGTTCCAGGCTCCAGGTAGTACCGTACCATATTATACGGTTGCCTCCCTTCTGCATGTTCAGACCGTGCCCCGCGCTTGCCGGGTGTGTCACTAAGACGGGTATTTTTCCCTCGTTCCACCTGCGTACGCTCTCCACGCCTTCCAGCGCTTCCGCTCCGAAACTCTTTAGGGCTTCCAGTATGCGCGCCTTCTCGTGCTGGAAGTTGTACGCCACCAGTACGGGCGACCCGTTCGCGGCTTCTATCATCTCTACTAACGTCTCTAGCTTCTCGTCGTGCACGGTATGTACGTTTCGGTCCGCATCATAGATCGCACCGCCTGCGAACTGTAAGAGCTTGTTTGATAAGGCTGCGGCGCTTAACGCTGTGATCTCTTCCTCCTGCATAAGCTCCAGCACTTGGTCCTCTTCAAACTTATCGTACTGCTTCTTCACCTTTGGCGACAACTCTACGTAGTTGTTGATGTATGTAAGTTCCGGCATATCCAGGAAGTCCAGGGCTTTCATTGATAATGTGATGTCGGCTATCTTCTCGCCTAATACCGCCTCGGTCGTTGCAAGCGGTTTGTACTCATAAACGATCCCGCCATTCTGTGCTCCGGGTCTGAAGTAGTTTGCCCGGTAATCGGTGATTGTCTTCCCCAAACGCTGCCCGCCATCGACTAAATACATTTGCGCCCACAGGTCAATAAGTCCGTTCGGCGCGGGCGTACCCGTCAGACCCACCACACGGCTGACACTCCGGCGTATTATCTTTGCAGCCTTGAAGCGTTTAGATTGGTGGTTTTTGAAGCTGCTTAACTCATCCAGTACTAACATGTCGTAGGGAACTTTAGACCCGCCCCACATTTGCAGAAGCCAAACAAGATTGTCCCGGCTCACTGTGTAAACGTCCGCGTCAGCCCTTGCCGCTATCTCGCGTTGTTTGGCGGTGCCCTTAATGACTGACAAACGTAAATGCGAGATGTGCGCCCAGTTCTCAATCTCATCGCCCCATGTCATTTCGGCTACGCGCTTGGGGGCTACTATAAGCACCTTGGTTACTTCGAACTCGTTTATTAGATCGGCTACGGCTGTTAGCGTACTCACCGTCTTTCCCAGTCCCATATCAAGGAATAGAGCCGCGTCCGGGTGTTCCTTGATGTGCTGGACGGCAGTACGCTGATAGCCGTGTAAATTACTCCTCTGTAACATCGTTAGCCATTAATTTAAATATCACGTTCTTCTCCTCATTTCCCACTACTGAAACACATTGAAACTCCGGAATATTAATCGCTGTACACTGTGGCGTGTTCAAGTCCCAACCAACGGTATAAAATATGCAGCCTTTGCACGCTACGTTCTTGTCTACTTCCACAGCGGTTATTGTACGTCCGTCTATTCTTATTGTTTTCATAATCTTATAAATTTCCCTTTTAGTTCATTACATTCTAATATATTCGCGTCCTCTTCACCATACGCGATTAACACGCTACCGCATCCGGGTGTCCCGGCTTCCGTACCGTCAGGCCTTAGAAACTTAATTCTACCTTTCAAAAACTTAACAGCGGTTGCCTTGTTGAACACTTCCGTGTGAAATAGTTCCGTGTCGGTCCTTGAAAATATTAGGGCCGTCCCCCGGTTGTGCTCTGTCATCCGGCGCATAAACTTATTTATCAGCGGGCGGGAATATGGCGGGTTAAGCCACACGCGCCCCTCCCAATTTTGCACTAGTCCGTCGTCGAATTCGTTATACATTACCTTGGCGGTCTTGAATAGCGGTACGCTCGGTGCGCACGGGTCTAAATCAAATTTGCCTAAACTGTCTATAATGAATTTTGGCGTGTACCACTCATCAGAGTATGAACTAGATTTTTTGAATCCTTCACTCATAGCCCTAGATCCTTTCTATACAGCATATCATAGATATCTTCTATCGTGTACCGCTCGGGAAAACACTTCAGTACTTCTTCGATCACGTCCAGCACATCAGGAAATTTTGATTTGATGCCTAACAAGTCTTTCAAGGCTTCCGCCTTATTGGCGTTAAACACTTCTTCTTTGTAAACCTCGGCTATTGTGTCAGCCCCCTCGAACGCTACGTTGTCACCCTTGTGTAGTTCCCGGCGGCTGTACTCTCTTCTTAGTATCGTGTCGGGTACTTCTGATATTAAATATTGTTGCAGGTTCTCCGGTAATTGTTTAATAGCGTCCCCAATCGCGTAGCCCTCGGCGGGCGTTCCGTTCGCCATCTTCGTAACCACATCGCAAAATAGATTGATGCGGTCTACCTTTAGTTTCTTGTTGAAGTCTACCATTATTATATATCCCCTTTAATTATAATCAGTTCGTCAATTCTAACCGTTACGGCTTTATATCCTAGTTCGTTGGTGTACGAGAAATCCGTATTGCTCTTTAGTTCTACGAACCCGTCCGGCTTGAACCCTATAAACCACCCGGTGTATATATCGCCGTCCTTTCTATATGCTAGCTCGTTATTGGGAAGAAGGTTTTTAAGTTCTTCCATTTCTCCGGCTTCTATAAAGTTGTGCGCAAACTGTCTGCTTCTGTCAGTCATAGCAAGGTGAAAACCTTTGTTGTACAGGTGTACTGCGAACTGCTTGTAATTCTCGAAACTCTTCGTTTCGCCGTTGCTCTTACTCATTAGTCTACCGTTTTGTAGCTTTTCCACCCGTAGTAGATCGTGATTTGATTTTCTATATATTTCCATGATGATCTTATTTATTATTGGTTATTGCTTCTGCCATTTTCTTAAGTTCGCCCCTAAAGACTTGAAGGTCGAATTGCCCTCCCGTACTGTGGATCATCCAAACCATCATAGATTTTACATATTGCGCGGTGTTATCTCCGGGGTTGTTGAGGTTTACAACTTCTCTAGAGCTGGATGGCTTGTACTCTGCCAGGCTTAAGAGTGTCTTAACCGCCTTGTCCGCGTCTCCTAAAAATACATTCATTTCTATGGAATTTGTTCCGGCCGCTCGTCCGGTGATCTGATAGGTTACCGCGTCGCCCTTCGTGGCTTCTACGATCTTACAAGTTCCCAGGCGGAAAGACTTAAGGGTTTTTAAACTGCCTGATGCGGATGATACTTGCGCCATTGCGCTAACTGATAACAAAACTACTGCTAAAATACTGATTAACTTTTTCATATCTTTTGGGTGTTGTGGCGGGTGTTACCCCGCCGGGTTATTAAATTCTTCCGTTTCTTAATTGGTTTAATTCATTCATCTTATTTATAGCGGCTTCTTCTGATATTTCCAAAGAGGCCATACTTTTATCGTAACCGTCTATAACGGCGTAATATCCTTTTCTCAACGGTTTAATGTAAAACTCGTTTTTGCTGTGGTTCTTTAAATAGGCTTGTACTTTCATATCTTTAATTTTTAAGTGGTTATTTCCTTTTGACATTTCAAAGATACGGGTTCTTTTCATACTACCAAAATATAGGGTAAACTCTTAACTTTGATTTGCATTAAACGTTCTTAGTTAACGTCCGTTAACATAGAAGTCTATTAACTCCTTCAGATCGTTGTACTCGTCAGGGTTCGATACTACATGTACATTAAAGTCAAGCGCGGCGATCCGATCGAGTATAACACGCTGTATCGGTCTAGGCTTGCAGCCCGTAGACTTGAATTCAACAAAGATAACCGTTCCACCTGGTAACAGGTACATCCGATCCGGGAGCCCGTTAATAAATTGGGATAGCAATTTGATTGCCATCCCTCCTTTACTCTCGACGTACTTAGACATAGTACGCTCGAATACCTTTTCGCTAGTTTCCGTTGCCTTCATCCGTTGGTACATTAATGCGCATGCTCGCGCCGTTTGCCACTTTGCACGCTTTCCGCAGTGCTACGAAATTTTTCCGGACTGTTGTTGCTTCCGCCCATGTCAGACGGTCACACCCTTCTAAATCGCTCCATGATAGCGTGTCCGCATCATACACTTGTAGTTTGTACACTCCCGTAGGCAAGCCATAAAAAGACTTACTCGGCGTTATCCGGGTTGCGCCATCGTGCGATTTTAATTTTTTCTTGTTACTCATTGCTAAATTCTTTTAATAAAATTTCCGTAACTTCTGTGGCTGATACTAATCTAAAACCATTCTCTAAGGGAAGTATGCACTTTTCGCCCGCGGGTTGTTTGATAAAAGGATATAATAGCCTAATCGCCGTAGCTTTTTCTTCGATCATGTCTACAGATTCGACTATATAGAGGGAAATCCCGCTCTTTAAATATGATCCGCGCACAATGTTGCCGTACTTGTTTTGGAACTCGATCCGCGCGGCTTCTTGTGACTGTTTGCGCTTCTTGCTCTTCCATTCCTCCTTTTGCCGGGATAGTTCCTTTATCGCTGATTCTGGGCTAATAGCTGTGAGTTCCATTTTGACTGCATAACAACTATTTATTATGTTCTCCTTTTCCGTCGCTTTTTTCGTCACTTTTTTA